TTCTCATAAAAATTATAATTTCCTTGTATGTTCTTCTGCCCATCAAGAACTACAACATACTCCCCAGTCTTAACTCTATAAATACCACTTAAAGAAGAGGGATCGTTTGGGTTGTAAAATGTTGAAGGCATCGAGGCCCCAACCCTAGTAAATCCTGCCGCCACCGCCGATGACCCAAAATGCATTAGAATTTTACTTGATTCTAATGAAGAAGAAATAAGTCCATCACCCCCCAATACAGAACTCGGGGGAAAGTTATTCTCCTCTTTAAAGATGGTAACTCCACTAATATCAACGGGATCTTGATAAACACCGTCATTTATAAAAAAGGCCCGTAGCCCTACTGGCTGCATTACATTAGGTCTATTGTGCCTATCTACTATTAGATTGCCGTTCAACTGCATCTTTTTGCCTCTCCATATCTTCTACGTATAAATCCAGGAAATGTTTTCTCTCAATACGTGTCATGGCTTTTACATCTCTGTATGTAACTCCAATTTCCTTTACTAATATGTAGGCTTCCTGAAATAGATTATCTAACTGTAATTCTTCTTCAATCTCTAAGAAAAAAAATTCTCACCTATAGGGATATTTACTACAGTCTCCGCCTCGCAGTCACCACAAATGAAATTAATTTTAGAATCTAGCCCATATTCTGGCTTTATTAACTCAGACACTAACACATGCATATCTTTTAATGGCAATTTTTCAAGAACCTTAGATATTACTTTCTTATCTGTGTGCCCATCAATATCTTCGATAAACCTCCATAGCTGAATATTCTTATTTTCTAAGAAATTCAAATATTTCTCATCTCTAAGGCGCGGAAATCTTAATGTTACAGACTTTTTAAGTGCAGGCAACTCAACCTTTCTGGGATCTGATAAATCGTCAGGAACTTTATTCAATAGAAGTTTAGAAATATCAATCGTAACTTCTGAATCTTGAAAACATTTAGGACAAGAGACTAAAGCCTTATAATCTGTGCCATAAGATATTTCTCGTATCTTATAAAGAAGAAATAACTTATCCATAAGCAAAAGTTCATTAATATTTAAATTATTAACACACTTACTTAATAAATAATTAATGGGCTCGATCTTATCAGATTTTTTAATTGTAGCAAGGGACTTCTCGTCTTCGAAAGTCATTGGTCTAACTGATACGCCCACCGCTGGATTAGGTAAAGAATAAAACTTACCTTTAGACGGCAAAGATACCTCAGTTTCTACCTCGACTGGAAGATTTTCTAAGATGCTGTCAACAATGTCTTGTTTCAAACTATCATTTTCAGGATTGTTAAGAGTCTTTTCAATCATAAGAATTCCTTCTATAATTATTGCTACTTTTCTATAATAGTCGTGATGCGTATAGAAATAAATACTCTAAAGTCTAGAATTATAACCGACAACCCAAACCTACTACAAGCTTTGGACAAATTATATAGCTTCAAAGTCCCTGGGTCCGAATATTCCCCTAATTACAGAAGAAGAGGGTGGGATGGCAAAAAACACTATATCTCTAGATCCGGTGTATTCAGAACTGGATTACTACAAAGAATTTTAAAAGATCTAGACAAAATAAAATGCTCTCCCGATCTAAGACAACCTCAATCAAATATTGAGTATAAATTAGAAAACATTGAAAGTCTTCCATATTACGACTACCAAGAAGCATTAATTAAACAAGCTTTGCAAGATCGTAGAGGAGTAATTAAATCTCCCACTGGATCTGGTAAAACATTAATCATGGCAGGCATAGTAAAGTCTCTTGCTTCTAAGCATACAAAGATAGTAATCCTATTTAATGCTAAACAATTATTGACACAAACTTACGACTTTTTACTTAAATTCTGCGATATTAACAACTTAGGTATATGCTATGGAGAAGGTTTTATACCTGGAGATATTATGCTTTGCACAGTTCAAAGTATAGAAAAAATCCTAGATTCCCATCTAGAGGATGCAGAAGTGTTGATCATTGATGAAGTTCATGAATTTTGTAATGGAAAGACAACTCTGGCTGCAATTGAGAGCTTCCCTAATGCGACCTTCAGGATAGGTCTAACAGCAACCCCACCCTCAGATAATATCCCCAAATACAATCTTGAAGGTTCTTTAGGTCCTATTTGGGAGTCCGCATCCACAGCTTCCTTGATTGAAGAAGGAAAACTAACCAAGCCTCTTATTCAGCTTATTAAAAATAATGTATTCGACCCAGAGGATGATGATTGTACGTATGGAGAGATATACGACAAATACATTATTTTTAATGATGAGAGGAATACTAAAATTAAAAACATAGTAGATCATGTTAAAAAAACTTATAATAACTCTAAAATCTTAATTTTAACCAAAAGTTTAGAGCATACTGCTATTTTACATCACCTGATCGAAAATTCCTTTAAGCTCCAAGGAGAAGATGATATTGGAAAGCGGTACGAGATCATCTCTAAGTTTTTGAGCCAAGATGAGTCCTCTGTACTGATAGGAACTAAAATCCTACAAACAGGAATTAATATCGAAGAAATTACCCATCTTATAAACGCAAGAGGCTTGAAGTCAGAAATTGCAACTATTCAAGCTCTAGGCAGGGCTCTCCGAAAGCACGAAACAAAAAGCCAAGTGTTTGTCTATGATTTTATGGATGATGCTAAATATCTAAGAGCCCATTCCAAAGCAAGGAAAAAATATTATACTGAAGAAAAGCATGAGGTAGTAGAACTATGAAATCAATAGAAAAATTAAAACAAGAGGTGGGAGTTCTTCATTTTGATGATAGTAAAAAAATTAAATTTATAATCGAAGAATTAAATAGAATTGAAAAATCTAAGAAGATTAATGAGGATAATCTAAGAGTCCTATCTAATTGCCTAGTTGAATTAGGAACTTTAAAAGAATCTTTCTATTGGAGACTGGTTAAGATCCTAAAACAAAATCATATGATTGATTAAATAGCTTTGGCTAAAACAGCGATGGTAACGGGGATTAAGCCAGCAAAAAGTCCCCAAATTCCTGATTTTACCTTCAGCATTACTACATCACCACGTAGATGATCAATTTTACTCTCCAAGTTTCCTATATGCTCAGAAAGCCTGTCAATCTCACTAATTACAAGCTTTTTGTAGTCTCGCCAATCCCCGTTTTCGTTAGCCATAAGTATCCTTTAATAGTATCTAGTGGGACTAAGCAAGTCTTTGTACGAATAAGGTTGAAGCAGAGTTAATAGTTAAAGTAATAGTGCCTTCTGAGTTAGCAAGTGCTGTCACATAAATAGCATCCACTCCTTCTGTAACTGGTCCGACCCAATCTAAAACAACTGCATGAGGATCTGTTACTGTATGAATCCTATAAGTTTGTGTATACGCTAAGGACCCATTCGTATAAATTTTAAAAATAGAATTAGTATTAGTATTAACAGTACAAGCAGCAGTCCATACAAGCCTGTAAATTCCTGTAGAACTAACATCTAACTTATCAGTGGACTCATCCCATAAATAGTACCCATTGGTATTATTTGACCCCACTCGCCCAACAGAAGATGTTCCTTGTACTGTAGTTCCTTCCCCAAATTTAACTTCAGAAGCTGTATTCGTACCATCACCTACAGAACTTGCCCAGAAGAAAGAACCAGCCCCGTGAGGTTGCCTAAAATCAGATAATGTAGGAGTGCTATTATCAAAAATAGCAACAGAAGTGTTAGAGGAAGTAGTTACCCCTTCTGTGTTTCTAGCTTCGCCAGAAGTATAAACTCCATCAGTCGCAGTTTCTAACTTTTTAACATTATTATGATATAACCAAACGGCTGCATTCTCATTAAATCTAGCAAAATCTTCTCCAGTATTTGATTTGAGATGAACATCGTCTTCAGCTTGAAGAGTTAAGGTCCCATCATAAGCTTTAATTAGGTTTTCATAAGATGCATCGTCATCTCGCCTAACAACTAAAGCATGTCCTTCAGTATCCACAGCACTGATAGACGAGCTAACCGTCAAATTATTAATAGCAGATGTAGCACCGCTTACAAGTAAATAACCCTTAATAGTAGTATTTCCACTTACGTTAAGACTTCCCGCATCATCTACATTATATACGCCTGAAAGCTGTAGAGCAGGATTTGCTATCAATTTATCAAGAAACACCGACCCATCTGATTTAGTAGTAAAATTACCAGTCAGAGGTATGTTCTTTAGATTTTCGTCTAAAGCCATAGCTTATTACATCTCTTTAGGTGGGAAAGGTTTTTTCTTCTTTTTGGGAGGGAACGGAGTCTCTTCTTCACCTTCTTCTGGCATTTCCTCTTCCATCCCCTCTTCAGGAGTTTCCTCACCAAACCCTTCCTCTTCTGGGGGAAGTTCCTCTTCTTCGCCCACCCCCGCTTCGTCCTTAGCAGATTCAATTTCAGTAGTCAAATCAGCAACCAAACTATTAAGTTTCTCAAGATTTGCCATCAGTTGATCTTGTCCAATCTCTTCAGAGGGAATCTCCTCTTCCTCTTCTGGCATTTCTCCCATTTGATCCTGCTCCATACCTTGATCCATTTGCTGCTCTGCTGCTTCTTGATCAAACTCCCCGTTAGCTGCTGCTGCCGCATCCTCTGCGTCCATAGGAGCTTCCTGGTCTAAGGTTTCGTCAGAAGGATATTGCTCTTCCGCTCCGGCCATCGCTTGCTCCTCTTCATCACCCATCATTTGCTCTTCTTCCCCACCCATCATTTGCTCTTCTCCTGGCATTCCTTGTTGGGCTCCTCCCATTGTTTTTAAAACATGACCAATCTTTTCAAGATCTGTTGCTACTCTCCCAAGATCAACATAATTCATGAAAGAATTTTCTTGTAGCACATCCGAAAATCCGATGTGATAAAATAAAGCACTAAGATAATCATTAACATCAATTGCTTCAACACCGTTCTTTTCTTTTAATAAATTGCCCATCTCAGAAAGGATTTTCTTATTAATGGAATCCTTTGGACATACTCTCGCTAACGATTCAAAAACCACAACTTGAGCATTTAAAAGACTTTTGAAAGAAGGAGTATCCTTTAACGTATTAATGTTAATACCATACTGCTCATTAAGAGTTTTAATAAACAATTCTTTAGCTGGCTTTTTCAACTCAAAAATACGTGCGGCAAAATCTTTAAGATCCTTATCCTTAATAGCTATGGATTCATTTAAAGCTAGGGATTTGTTAATAACATTTAATAATTGCTTCTTAGAAGCTAATGCTAAATAAGGCACCTCGGCAATAGCCTCACTGAGAATTTTTGTTAAATCCTCAACCTCAGGATTAAAGACATGTCCACACATTTCATTAATCTTATCGTTAGAAGCCCACACTGCATCAAAATTATCTTTTGAAGTAAGCAGTTCCTTACGAATTAATTCTTGCTGGCATATCATTTCATAAATTGAATCAGAATTACCATCCCTAAGAGTATAGCTTTTATTTTCTGCTAAGGTATCATAACTTAATCTTGGGAAATCAAATGCCCTGGAAACCGTATTAGACAGCTTAACAGAATTTTTAATCTCTTCTATATTTTCAATCTTATCATTATTTTCTTTAAGGTGATCCGCAATATTCTTGGTAGCTTCTAACAATCTTGTGAATTCAGGAGTATTAATTATATTAGTAGAAGGACCAAACTTTTCTTTTGCTTCTCTTATTTTTGCTTTCACCTTATCAAACTTTAATCTGTCTTCCCATAAGGACAGAAGATTAGAGAATGTTAGTTCAGCCTGTGGATAAGAATTTTCATATAAGTTCTTTATAAAGTCGCCAACCTTATTTCCAACAAAATTGTCATATTTCTTCGTATCTTCAAAAACATCAGAAGACTCTACCTTTATATCTTCAAGAACTACATCCTTGGCAATGGAATACTTACCCTTAACAATTTTATTTGATTCAGTCAGATACGTAGCTTCATCTTCAGTAATAGAAAATAATTCTACGTTTTCCCTCAGAGACCTACCAAGACAATCGCCCATTTTGATCAAAAGCGAAAGCTTATTATCTCTATTGTGTAATACATGTGTCAACATAAATTTAATACTCCTACTTATCTTATATATGTAATCTAGATTTTCTTAGTTTCTAGTTTTTATTCTTATTTTCTTCTCTTAAAATCATTCTAGTTACTTTGGCTATTTCCCCGTTTCGATTATCCATAAGTAATTTACTTCTAAGAGCCTTTAAGGTGTCTATTCTAGATATACCTTCTTGTGCTGTGGGAGGGATATTCTCCTCTCCCTCCATCCCCATTTCCGGTCCTTCAGGGGGAGGTGCTCCCATTGGAGCCCCTGCGCCCATGTCAGGAGGCATCATAGCTTGCTGCTGCTCCATCTGTTGTTCCATCATCTCTTCCATTTCTTCCTTAAGCTCTTTTTCAATCTCCTCAATTTCTTTATCATTAAGATTATAGTAATCTTTATAAATTTTAGTTTTTGGAAATAATTGAAGAGCTAAGACCTGACTAACCACGCCCGCCTTTTGAAGTTCAATATCTAATCTTCGTTTAGTGAACATGTCAGAAGGATCAGGAAGTTCCATCCTAAGGGTTTTGATTAAATTATCAGGAAATCCTTTAATCTTAAGATGTCTTTTTGCAATAGATTCAAGAGCAACTTCAATACTGTGTTGAATCCTAGAAACAGTCCTAGCAAATTTAACATCTAGTTGAGACAGATTAGCTTTTCTCTCAGGAGATTGTTCTTTCTCGACAATATAATCTTTAGGTATCTTAAGAGCGGCTAAAAGTTTATCCCTAAAATACTTAACATCATCAACCTCTCCTAGATTTTGAGCCCCCGGAAGGGTATCAATTTTTGTACCATTCCCACCCCTAGTTGGGACAAAGAAATCCTCATCAGCGGATAAAGGGTTGTACCTTGCATCAATCTGCCCTGTATTACGATCAAAGAACTTTTCTTTTTTAAACTTTTCCTTCAATCGTTCAATAAACATTTCGGCCTTAGACGAGGGAAGCTGACCAACGTCAACATAAAAGATCCTACGCTCTGGGGCTCTCATTAACCTATAGATTAACATAGCATCTTCCATTAGCTTCAAAGATCTATAAATTTGTCTAGCTAGAGCAGCAATTGATTTCCCATATGGATAAAATAACGGATCGGAAGAATGAAGCCTAAAGTGAACAATCTGATTCTTATCAAGTTCAATATACTGTTTACCCTTCATAAATTCGCCCTGAACTCCGTAAGAATCCCAATCATTCTTTTGTGGGATCTCTTGCAGGAAATCAGTTAGATACCCATACTCATTTTCAACTCTAAGAATATAATTAGGATTAAGAATCTTAATTCTGTTAATGCCTGCCTTAGGATTATCTAAATCTACAATCAACTCAATAAAACAATCGCCATATTTTACAGTGTTGCGAATAATGTCCCAATAGAATCTATCAAATTTTATTGTCTCAAATAAATTCTCAACTTCTTTTTTAACCAACTCATCATCAGTCATTACTTCCCATCTAGTACCCTCAATATTTTTCTGAGAACAATCATCTGCATAAATATCAAATGCTGCACCAATTTCTGGATACTCATCCATCAATTCATATTCTTTATACCTGCGTTTGCGATTTACTTCTATTTCTGGAATTACAGGAAGACTACCTCTAGAGACTGAGAAAGATGCAGGATCTCCTGAGGGCCTATCTAATTTAATGACATCATGAGAAACTACAGTGTCACCACTTATGGGTTTTTCACGTACGTCTGGGTCATCTCCAAATTGGCGAACTATCTCAGGCTGTGCTTTAGTTGCAAAAAACTTGGAGAAAAATCGACCTAATCTGCCCACTGGATAAAAGAACCAAGAACCTCGCATAGGAGATCCTCCGAACTCGGTGTATCCTTCTTCAATTACATCCTTATCCTTGTCTACTTCATCAGCCATTTTAAATCTTCCTCAGTAATACCACCGTGGGTCTTCATTGTATATTTAGTTGTTCTAACGGGACTTAATGGTCTATTTATACTAGTTCCTCTCATATGTTCTATAGGGGTCTTTTCCATTATATTATTATAGCCATAAACTGCTAAAGCCATACTGATCACCAAATCATCGTGATACCCTTGTTCGGCTTCTGCCTTACCATTTTCAGCGACTATGAATGTAAATAACTCATCCACAGTCCTGTCTGAATTAATTCTAATTGTTGATGTTCTGATTGCCTCTTCTAAATCAGCCAGGAGAACTTCCCTGTTCATATTAGTAACTTGATATCCCATATTACCTTTATCGTCAATCCAAATATTCTCATATTCAAGTGCTGTAAACAACCAATCAATAAGATTATTGCCTATGGTATTTCTTTCAGAAATTACCGCTGCTGTATTGTATAAATTAGCCTCCGTCGCTATAATTTGGGCAAACTCATTGATAGGAGTCCTATTAGAATAAAACTCTGCAACTTGTTCACCATTGTACATGTTAATAATTTGAAAAGCAGAATAGTCTCTACCTCGACCCAAAGAAACATCGGCAGCTAAAACATATTCGTAAGATGGATTTACATCTTTCCATACTCGCA